TTGCTTTGGCAGATGGGGCTCGACTACGAGAAGTATCTTGAAGATAATGATGTAATTCAGAATGATCCATGGGATAGCATGTTTGGCAAGCCTGACGAAGACCCAGAGCCTACGCCTGAGCAGGGTGGAATGAGCCTAGAGCAGGTGATGGGCGGTAACGGTGAAGCGTGAAGTAACCGCACCCAACGGCGCAACCATAAAAGCACCCGAGCCGCCTAAGTCTGAAATCCGTCAATTCGGTAATGCCATAGAATACATGGTTGACCAGATGGCACAGCGCTGGCGCACTCAGATATTCAAAGAGCTAAATCAGGATACGATCGCAAAGTTCGCAGACGCCAAGCAATCCGGAAACTTTGCCAAGGTATTCTTGACCATGGCCGCACGAGTCCAGCGCAAGTTACTGAAACAGTTTGATGGCAAGCGACTTGACAAGATGACAGAAAAATACACCGACAAAGTCAACAAGCGCAATCAGTCAGAGTTTTACAGACGCGTATCAAAGAGCATCGGAATCAGCCGTGAAGAGCTTGAAGCCACTGAGGGGCTTACGTTTCAGATCAATGCATACCAGGCAGAGACCCAGCAATGGGTAAAGAAGATGCGGGATGATACCCTTCAGATGTGGACGAGCAACACGCTTAGGTCAATGGCAGAGGGCAAGGGTTTGCCGGAGATCATGAGCCAGTTTGACGGCATGGTAGAGAAGCGCCGTGGCCACGCGAAAATGGTTGCACGTACTCAGATTGCTACATTCAACAGCTTGACGAGTAAAGCAAGAGCGCAGAACATTGGCATCACTAAAGCTGTGTGGGTTACCTCGTCAGATGAACGTGTAAGACCCAGCCATGCCGGCAGGGACGGAAAAGAGTTTGTATTATCAGATGGGCTTTATGACTCGGGGGATGGTAAGACTTTGATTCCTGGCACAGATTATAACTGCAGATGTACGTATACCATGAAAATTCCAGAGATGGAGCAGTAGCGTCAACAGTTTGACACCCTGCCAGCATAGCATTATCATTACATAAACAAGCTGAGACGCTAACAAATGTCCGATAAAATTCATAAGCAGTTTGCAGATCTAGCGGTCTATTCAGAGACGGCCAGAACGGCTGTGTCTGTGCGCGATGGCGTTCTTGAATACCTCGGAGCAGAGCTTGGACTTGAACCGCCGGACAAGGTTGTTACTGTCTACCGCTCACCGGCCACTATTGCCAACGCTGCTCACGCCATGTTCGGCATTCCTTTAACTGATGAGCATGTTAGCATGACAGGCCCAGCGACCGACACGGGGTCACGCGTTGAATCTTCCGTCGTGATCGACCAGATTGACGAGCCTACATTCTCGCGCCTTGCTGTACAGAATAAGCTGTCCGTTAACGACTCGCTTAGCCTTCTTCTAAAAGACAAGCGCCAGCTATCCCTCGGCTATGAAGCCGACTTAGTTCCTCATAGCCGCTGGGACTTTGAGCAAATCAACATCGTTCCCCATCATCTTGCAGCCGTACCCGCTGGCCGTTGCGGCCCCTTGTGCAGTTTCATAGACCGAAAACCCGATACACCCATAAAGCCCGAGGAGGGCGAAACCATGCCAAAGATCCATAAAGCGTTTAACGACGCGGAAGGTTCGGTAAGCCTTGAGCAGATTGTTGAAATTGCAACTGCTTTGCCTGAGGCTATCCGAAAAGTTCCAGTTGACCAGTTAGTTACACTAATGCCAGCTATGCAAGAAATTATGTCTTACGCTAAAGAGCAGGGCGCTATGCCTGAGGCCGACGACATGGCCGACGAAGACGCGGAAGGCGAAGAGAAGGATATGCTGGACGAAGATAAGGATGACGAGAAGGATAAAGAGAACTTTGCCGACTCATCTGAGTTTAAAGACGCCGTATCAAGCGCTGTAAAAGGCGAAGTGAAGCGTTACGCAGAAGTCGTAAACAAAGCAAGAAACTTTGTTGATGCAGAGTATGACTTTGCTGGCAAGACAGCTAACGCCGTAATGCGTGATGCGCTTGCGACACAAAGCACTGACAAGTTTGAAGATGCTGAGCTATCAGTTGCGTTTAAGCTGCTACGAAAAGCTAACACAGATTACTCACAGTTTGGCGACAGCAAGCCCGATACCGGACTTATGTCTCGAATTTCAGAAACTCTAGGGGAGAAATAACCTATGTCTTTTAACAACGCAGTATTGCAGGACAATCCTGGCTTGCCAGCGGGCGAGTTCATCGCAGCAAGCCCTTACAACGTATCGGCCTTCGAGCTTTTCGAAGATGGTCTAGTTGAAGGTCGCTTTGCCAAGTACGACGCCGGCAGTATCGACAACATGGACGGCTCAGGCACTCCGGTTGTTGCGGGCATCGCTCGACGCAAAATCACAGGCGAGATTGGCACCGGTGTTTACAGCACTAGCGGCCTGGCTATTGACCAGGTTGCTGAGGTCATTAACTTTGGATTCGCCACTGTCACTGTTACAGCGACGGCCGCGCCTTCAAGGTATGACTCTGTTCAGTTCGTTAACGCAGCATCAGCAGACGCTGGCAAGGCTACAGACGCAGCAGTTGCATCAGGCATCGTGAGCGCAGGCGACGTGGTATTCTGGGAACAGAAGGCCGCAGGCGTTTGGTTAGTTCGCATCAACAAATTCTTATAAGGGGATTGACAATGAAGCATGATATTAAGCGGGTACAGTCTCTTTATGGGATTAAGTCATTCGACACTGCCGCACAGTACGCGAAGAAGAATTTTAAAGACGAAGGCGGCATTATTCTGGCGCGAAACCTTGAGCATGTAAGTGCCGAGATATTCACGCAAGAGTTTGCTGGCCTGACATTCCTTAACCAAGGCATCGTGGTAAACAACGAAGGCGGCTATGCTACTTCGATTCGCAAGCTAAAGCTTCGCACCGAAGGCGGCTTCCGCGAGTCTGGCAGCAACACAAACACCACTGGCAAGATCACGCTGAGCGGTGAAGATGATTCTATATCCGTGTTTACAATGGAAGCTGAATCAGACTGGTCAGAGATCGAGCTGAAACAGGCAGAGCTTGAGAACATCAACTTGCCTAGCCGTTTCTTTGAAGGCCACGCAGAGCTGTATAACCGTGACATCGACGAGATCGGTTACTTGGGCCAAGTGCGTACTGACGGCAGCCAGAAAACTACCGGTCTTTTGAACCACGCTGGCTTTGCAACAAACGCCGCGGTCAAGACTGCCGCACTATCTACTGGCGAAGAGCTGTATGGCGAGATCGCACAGTTGATCACTAGTCAATGGGCGGGCGTGATGAACGTCGATACATACATGGCTGATCGAGTGACTATGCCGGCATCGGTGTACAATCTTGCATCAACAAAGATCATGAACAGTGCAGGCTCTGAAATGAGCGTTCTGCGTGCTCTAGCTGCCAACTTCCCTACCATCACCTTTGGCCTAACAACTAAAGCGGGATCGGTTAGCAGTGAGTCGGTTACAGTTGCATTCAGCTCAAACCGTCGCGCAATGCAGTTCCGCTTGCCGGTTCCTTTGAATGTGTCAAGTGTTCATCAGCGCGGCTTCAAGTATTACGTTGAGTCGTACTTTGGCCTAGCTGGGCTGGATGTGATCGAAGACGACGCGGCGCAGATCCTTACAGGCCTGTAATCCAATAGCCAGCCGCTAACACAGGGCTGGCGTTTTACGGAGTTAATAATGAGTGATCACAAAGAAAGCAAGTCGAAGAAGAAAGAAGCCTCTTCGCCGTCAGGAATAAAGAACGTATCCGATCGTCGGCATAAAGTGTATGTAAGCATTATCAGTCCAGGCGAAACGTATACGCCAACCGATGCTGACAAGGCAGACGAACTTAGCGGTCAACGCATCAAGAATGCTATCGCGTCTGGCAAGCTGGAGCGAGTATAACCAATGACCCTTGCTTGCGATTTTAAGATAAGGTTTCCCGAGTTCGACGCCGAGACCGTTAATTTGTACCTCCCTATCTTAGATCCACTATGGGCGTGCTACTGGGGCGGAAGCTATGACGAGCCATGCGGCAAAGAAATAGTGCTCAATCTGCTGGCACACTTACTGTCTGTTGAGACGCAGGCGGGAAGCGGAAACATCAAAACGGCGCAATCTAAATCAGTGGGCAGCGTGTCCGTGTCCTATAGCCAGGGTTACGCGGCAACCAGTGAGCGCAAAGCATGGCTAAACACTACGCGCTATGGGTCTCGGTACTTGCTGCTAACGTCTCGAAGCGCTGGCGGTGTGTTCGTATGACGCCTGAGCAGATGCTTAAAAACACGGACGCTTATCGCGCTAACCTGGAAAAAGCTAAACGAGGTCACGTTGCCGTGGGTCTGCCAGCCGAAGAAGTGGGCGGGCAAGTGTACGGCGATGGTCAGACGGTAGCTCAGGTAGGGGCGCAGCATGAGTACGGCGCGGGCGTTCCGCGTCGATCATTCTTGCGGACGCCATTCACAGCAAAAAAGGATGAACTAAGCACGGCTATTGCTAAACAGTTTGAAGATGTATTCAAGAGCGGTAAATCCGCAGAGCAGGCTCTAGGCTTGATCGGCACCGTAGCTGTTAACATAAGCAAGGGCGCATTCACTACGCGCGGGTATGGCGAGTGGACAGATATAAGCCAAGCTACAAAAGAAGCCAAGGGTAGCAGTCAGGTATTGATCGACACTGGCACATTGAGAAACTCAATCACCTACGTGGTGCGCGGCCTATGAGCATTCTAGACGTATCAGATGCCCTGTCAGAATGGGAGCGGCCAACAGTAATAAAGACCGTTACCGAGACCACCGTCAACTTTGAGCAGGTCGAAACTGTGACTGGTCGCACTCAGTTTTGCGTTGTACAAGTGGCAGACAAAGAAAAGATAAACCCAGGCACGATTGATTGGTCGCTTGAGTACATCATGGTTCACAGCCGCCAGGGTATTGAGATGGATGAACTGATCGAGAATGACGGGCGCGACTACAAGGTAACGGATCGAGGGCCTTGGCGCGGCTATGGCTATACTGAGGTAGTAGCAGCTGAAACTAAGCGCCCATTAGTGGTGGCGACATGAACGAATCACTACGTCTAACAGCCATGTTCGTGCGCGACCTATTAGGATACGACGAACAGTTGATCCGCATTGGACGGCAGAACTACGACATTGATGATTTCGCCATTGGTTATATCGGCGTTGACTCACTAGGCGCGGCACAGAGACTGGCAAGCGGCGAGAAGTACGACGAAAACACCGAGATCATGAGCTACCAGCAGCAATGGCAGGCACCGGTAACGTTATCGTTTTACGGGTCAGGGGCATGGAATACAGCAACTAACTTTGCGCTGTTAATACAGTCACAGAAGTCGCTAGAGCTGCAAGAGTCATTAGGGCTTGGGGTTTATCAAGCCTCTGGGCTAACTGATGTTAAGATGCTCACAGGGCAGCAGTACGGCGAACGGCAAGAGCTAACGATTAATGTTCGCTACGC